GAAACAGAAAAAGATAGATTTGAAAGAATGGGTGAATATTATATGTCAGAATATAATAGAGAATTTAGATCAATACTTGAAGATGGTGTTGAGTATGATTCAACAGCAGATGGGTCAATCGTATCTAATGAAAGAGAACCTTTACACGGACTTAGAAGATTAAATAGATGATACAATTATTACTTGTTCCATTAAGAATCGCTGGTGGAATGCGTATAGCTTCCTCAATAGGCGGTAATAGAGATCAAAAAATCAGAGGTGATATTCAACTTGGAATGAAAACTAATTCTAAGGAACTATCAAAAAAACTAGGTAAGTTTCAAAGCAAATTATCAAGATCAATAGATAAGGGTGTTAGACAAGCTGGTTTTCAATTACTTGATATTATAAGAACTAAAACAGCAAAAGGTATTGATATAAATTCAAGAAAATTTGCACCTTATAGTCAAGGTTACATAAAAAAATTACAAAGAGAGGGAAAGAAAATTGCAGTTGATTTATTTTACACAGGAAGAATGTTAGGTTCTTTAACACCAAACCAAACTTTAAAAAAAACAGGAAAACATAAAGTAACACTTGCTTTTTCTAATGCAGAAATGCGGCAAAGAGCATTATACAATCAAGTTCTTAATGAGCCAAACAGAGTGTTTTTTGGCTTTAACAGGAGAACAGAAAAGATTATAAACAAGTCTTTTGAAAAGTTTATAAAAAAGGAACTTAGAATATGAGTGTAAGAGAAAACATAGCATCAAATTTATTATCTGTAATATCAGCTATAAGTAGTCCTATAACTATAAAAAAAGCTACAAGACAACCTTTTGATTTAGATGAATTGTCAGATAAACAATATCCAGCAGTTATTATTCAGACATCTGAAGAAACAAGAGAAGATGAAGAATTAGGGTCAGGTGCAAAAACAAGATTAGCAACCATAGATTTTGTTGTATCAGGATTTGTAAAGGGTGCAGAATCAAATATTGATACAAAAAGGAATGAGTTAATTACAGCGATTGAAACTGCTGTAGAATCTGATATTACTAGAAGTAACAACGCACTAGATACAATGGTTGTAGCTTGTGAAACCGATGAGGGAACTTTGTTTCCTATTGGTGGAATAAGAATGACGATTAGATGCGTTTATAGTTATCAATCAGGAACACCATAGGAGATAATATGAATAAAGATAAAATAATTGATAAAATAGAAAAGAAGATAGATAGTGTAGAAAAACTGCACGATAAAGAGAGTCTTATGTGTGAGGAAATCAAAGATTTACTTGCAGAATTAAGAGATCAAGAAGATGAGTCATTTGAAGATGAGGAAGAATTTGAAGATGATGAAGAAGAAGAAATTGACGAAGAAGAAGAAAACTAATATAACAAATTAATTATAGGAGAAAAAAATGGCAGTACATCATGGTAAAGAGGGTGAAGTAGCAATCGGTGGCACAGGTGTCGGTGAACTAACTTCATTTACTTTAGAAACAACAGGAGATGTTGTTGAAAGTACAAAAATGGCAGACTCAGCAAAAACTTTTGTTGCTGGTAGAACTTCATTTTCAGGAACTTTAGAAATGCACTTTGACGAAACTGATTCAGCACAAACTCAAATGACGGCTGGAACAACTTTAACATTTAAATTATTACCAGAGGGTTCTACTTCAGGTGATAGAAAATTTGAGGGTTCAGGTATTGTTACAGGAATGAGTGTAAATCAACCGCTTGACGGAGTAGTTGCAAGAAGTGTTACTTTTCAAGGAACAGGTGCTTTAACAATAGGAACTGAATAATATTAATATATGTCAGTAATTGACATCGCTAAATCACATTTTGAAAACATAGGTGTTCAATCTATGGAAGTTTCTGAATGGAAAGATGAGAATGGCAAACCTGTTATTTTATATTGGAATCCTATAACACTTTTAGAAAAAAATAGACTCTTAAAAAAATCAGATAATCTTAACGACATAGCAATTTTAGCTGATGTTTTAGTTATGAAAGCTTTAGATAAAGATGGTAAAAAAATATTTAAGCTTGAAGATAAACAGACTTTAATGGAAAAAGCAGACCCAAATATTTTGCAACGCATCGCACAAAAGATGGTCTTAGTTCCCTCAATAGACGATTTAAAAAAAAACTAAAATTTACACCTGAAATTAGGAATTTACTTACAGTAGCAGATAGATTAAAAATAACTTTATCCGAACTTTTAAAAATGGAAGTTTGGGAGTATAACCATTGGGTATCTTATTTTATGGTAGAAAATGAAGAACACAAAGAAGCAATAAATAAGTCAAAGTATAAATAATGGCACAAAATTTAAAGATAAACATAACAGCTAAAGATAAAACACAACAAGCTTTTCAAGGTGTTAGAGGTAGATTAAAAGGTTTAAAAGATTCAATATTTTCAGTTCAAGGTGCATTAGTAGGGCTTGGTGGTGGTTTAGCAATCAGATCAATAGTTGGTACAGGAAGAAGCATAGAAGATTTACAAGTTAGATTGAAACAATTATTTGGCTCAACAGAAGAGGGTGCTAAAGCTTTTGATGTTATGGCAAACTTTGCCGCTAGAGTTCCATTTTCACTAGAACAAATACAACAAGCATCAGGTAATCTTGCGGTTGTAGCTGGAGATGCAGACCAACTATCAAAAATTTTAGAAATTACAGGTAATGTTGCGGCAGTAACAGGATTAGATTTTGCTACAACAGCAGAACAAATACAAAGATCATTTGCTGGTGGTATAGCTTCAGCAGACATATTTAGAGAAAGAGGTGTAAGAGATTTATTAGGATTTAGTGCTGGTGCAACTGTTTCAGCAGAGGAAACAATAAAAGCTTTTGAAAAAGTGTTTGGACAAGGTGGTAGATTTGGAAAAGCAACAGATGAATTAGCAAATACATTTACAGGTACTTTATCAATGCTTGGTGATAAATTATTTAATTTTAAAAGAGATGTTGCTGGAGAGGGATTTTTTGATGAACTTAAAAAAGAATTTAAATCATTAAATGAATTTATAGAGGAAAACTCAGCAGACTTTGAAGCAATAGGTAGAGCAATAAGCAAAGTTTTAACATTTGCTGTAAAGGCATTTGCTGGAGCAGTAAGAGCAGTAGCAAAAGCAGTTGGATTTGTAAGAGAACAAGTTGAAAGATTATTAAGATTATTAGGTAAAGATATTCCTCTCGTCATTGATATTCAAAAAGTTCCTGAAGCTATAGAAAATGCAAATGTAAAATTAGGAAAACAACAAACATTATTTGAAAAAATTAGAGATGGTATAAAAAAACAAAATGATGCTTTTGATTTATCAAAAGAAATTGTTGGTAGTATTAGTAAATCTGTTAGGTCAATTTCAAAAAATTTAGCTGAAGCAGTTGTATTAGGTAAAGATTTAAACGCATCTTTAAAACAATTAGCACAGTCAATACTTGTTGAAATTATTGCAAAGACTATTGAAAGAATAGCTTTACTTGGTATTGAAAAATTATTAACAAAAACAATATTGAAAAACGAAGATGATAAAACTGCAAGTTTGCGAACGCAATCAAGAGAGATGCAAAAACAACTTGGCTTACAAGCGGCTATGGCGGCTTTTAATTTTGCTTCAGGTGGTTTTAGACTACCATTTTTCGCTAGTGGTGGAGCAGTAAGAAAAGGACAACCAACAATAGTTGGTGAAAGAGGTGCTGAAATGTTTATACCAAACTCATCAGGACAAATTACGCAATCAGCAAGAGGAACAAATGGAAGTCCTGTAAATGTTAATTTTAATATAAATACAGTTGATGCAAGTGGATTTGAAGATTTACTTGTAAGATCAAGAGGAACTATATCTCAATTAATTAATCAATCTTTAAACGAAAAGGGTCAAGGTAATTTAATATAATGTCAGGTGCATTTCCAATATCAAGTTCTGCATTTTCAACAATGGGTATCAAGTCTATCCAAAACACAATTATATCTAAATCAGACTCAGGTAAAAAACTTGCAAGACAAATAGATGGTCAAAGATTTGCTTTTACAGCACAAATAATTATTGGAAAAAGATCAGATGTGTATGGTGAATTGATGGCTTTTATTATGAAGCAAAGATCAAGAAAAGAAAATTTTACAATAATCCCACCAGAGATAGAAGATGCTAGAGGAAATGAAACAGGGACAGTATTGGTAAATGGAGTTCACGCAGTTGGAGATACGACTATTGCTATGGACGCATTTGCTAGTGATGGTGCTGGAAGATTTAAAGCTGGTGATTTTATAAAGTTTGCATCACATGATAAAGTTTATATGGTTGTTTCAGATGTTACAAGCTCATCTAATGCGGCTACTGTAACAATAGAACCACCACTTATTACTGCTCTTGCAGATGACTCAGTTGTTACTTACGACAATGTTCCATTTACAGTTCATCTAACAAATGATGTTCAAGAATTTGGTGCTGTAGGTGCTGATAAAGATGGAAACCTTTTATATCAATTTGAGTTAGATGTTGAAGAAGCTTTATAATGAAATATAAAGTAAAGTATTGGATAAATGTTGATGCTCTTGCAGAAGAAATAATAGATGAAGAACATATCAACTTTAAAACCAATGATTTAGGTAAATATAACGAACCAACAAAAACTGCTAAATTTAAAGTTTTTGATGGTATAAAGATAAACAGAAGAAGTTACGAAAAATATGACGAGATCACTAACAACATCAGTAAAGAACGAACTAGCGACAAATGATATTAGACCTGTTCATCTTATTACTATTGGATTTGGAACACCTGTAAATATAACAGATTGTTCTTTCCCACTCACAAGTTCTGTTTCAGGTTCTAGTGTAACATATTCTTCATCAGATTTTGTTTTAGGTATTTCAAATTTTACAGAAGAAACAGATGTTACAAAAACAAGTTTAACATTAACATTATCAGGTGCAGACCAAACATTTATATCTACTTGTCTAAATGAAAATGTAGTCAATGATAGTGTGCAAATATTTAGAGGTTTTTTAGATGATACAAATGCTTTGATAGCAGACCCATTTTTATTATACGATGGTCAAATTGATACATTTTCAATACAAGAATCACAAACAGAAAGCACAGTAAATATTGGTATAGTTTCGCATTGGGCAGATTTTGAAAAGGTATCAGGAAGAAAAACAAACAACATATCGCAACAAAGATTTTTCTCAACAGATGTAGGTATGGACTTTAGTTCACAAACTGTCCAAGATATTAAATGGGGTAGAGCATAATGCCATTTGGAAAAATTTTTAAAACAGTTACCAAAATAATAACAGCACCAATCAAAATTGTTACAAAAGCTTTATCATGGCTGAGTCCAAAAATAGATTTGCCTGACTTTGGTACAAGTGATTTTGATGATTTTGAAAAAGGTATTTTACTAAATAAACAAAGTAATGATGCAAGTATTCCTGTAATCTATGGAACAAGACTTGTTGGCGGAACAAGAGTATTTATGGAAACTTCAGGAACGGATAACACATATTTATATATGGCAATCGTTTTAGGTGAGGGTGAAATAAATGGTATTACTGAAATAAGAGTAGATGATAAAGTAGTTACATTTGCATCTAGTTTAGCTGACAACACAGAAGTTGAGGTAGCAAGTTCAGATGGTAATTTTTTTAAAAAC